AGTGGTAGTTTATGGATTAATTCAAAACAACTAACTGGATCATACGGATTAACAGGTAGTTTAACTGTAACTCAAAACATATCAGCAAGCTCATTTACAGGATCATTGTTTGGTACAGCAAGTTGGGCACACAGCGCTTCTAATGCTATAAATGCACAAACAGCATCCTATGTTACTTCATCAAATGTATTTGGTCCTTATGGTTCAAATTCAATATTAAGTGCATCATTTGCTTTAACAGCATCAATAGCAACAACAGCTATAACATCATCATACCCAATATCAGTAACAGGTAGTGGTACTACTTTATATTCTGTAAGTCCTCTTGCTAATCCTAATTTTGGTGAGGGTGCTACACATTCTATATTTTTTGGACAAGAAGCAGGATATTTAGTATCAGACGCATATTATGCAAACTTTATAGGCAGACAAGCAGGATATACAGCATCATATGCTGAAGATTCAAATTTCTTAGGATATAGAGCAGGATTTAATGCTACTTATGCTAATCGCTCAAATTTCTTAGGATCATCAGTTGGAAGTAATGCTACCTATGCATCTCAATCTAATTTCTTTGGTCATCAAGCCGGATTTGAAGCATATACTGCATCTAACTCAAATTTCTTAGGTTACCAAGCAGGATTTCAAGCCTATTTATCAAATGACTCAACATTTATGGGTTATCGGGCAGGTTATTTAGCTACCACTGCAAGCGATTCAGTTTTTATAGGATACGAAACAGGCAGACAAGCCTCAAGAGCTAATAATTCTATTTTTATAGGCAGCGGATCAGGAAATGGGGCTACTAATTCTAATAATTCTGTTTTTTTAGGTTCAACAGCAGGAAAAAATGCTAGTAGCGCTCATTCTATTTTTATAGGAACTAATGCAGGTAGTAGCACTAGTGGAGGTAATTCTATTATTATAGGTCGAGATGCAGGAAGTACTATAAGTAGTACATCAAATTCTATTTTAATAGGTTATCAAGCTGGTAAAAGAATAACAGGCACCGGCATTGGTAATAATAACATTATTATTGGTACAAACATCACTTTACCAAACGGAACTAGTAATGCTGTTAATATAGGAGGCGCATTATATATAACAGGAATTTATGGAAATACAACAGGAGACCCACTAACTGGCTCATACATCGATGTACTAACACAACCTAAAGTAGGTATAGGCACATTTTCTCCATCCGCGTTATTACATATTAATCAAATAGAGAGAGGTAATCCTCAATTTATCGTCTCTAATAGGGAAAGCGGAAGCGTATTTAGAGTAGATGAAAATTCAATATTTGCACCTCAATTAAGATCTTTACCTGTAGGATCGTACGAGATAGTAGTAAGAGATACAGCCACAGGTCAATTATACGTAGTTTCGTCTAGCAATTTTATAACCGGAAGCGGAAGCGGAACTACTCCTCCAGGCGGTGCAGATACTCAAATACAATATAATAACGGTGGAGCTTTCGGCGGAAGTAGTTATTTTATATATAATTACGTAAATAATAGTTTAAAACAAGGAAATACAATAACAGCACGAGGAGCGTATTCTCACGGAGAAGGATGCAATACTTTTGTAGGACAATTTGGATACCATGCCTCTGATGTAACATCAGGAGTAATAACGCTTGATGTTGCGTATGGAGATGTTAAAAATACAGGGGTCGCCGAAGCTGATGGATTCATAATATTAGACGACACAGCGTATTCTAATACTTACGGTGTTAGAGCATTTACTATAGCAAGTGTTGCAGGTGGACCGCCTACTACAATAACATTAAATAATGCGGGAATAACCACATCAGAGGCGATAATATATATACCTGGAAGAGCTGAACCTCTAAGAGCAGATATACTTTTACCTGGTGATTGCGCTCACTCTGAAGGATCGAGCTCTATAGCGTCTGGAAATGCTTCTCATGCCGCTGGTATAGAAACAAATGCATTCGGCAATTATTCATACGCAGGCGGCCAAGGAACAGTGGCAACATCTGTGGGTCAAACCGTAGTAGGTAAATACAATTTACCAAATTCTGATATCGTCAGTTACGGTAACTCTTTTATAATTGGTAAAGGAACAAGTACAAGTGCGAGAACTAATATGTTTGAAGCTGTTCCTTCAGCAGATACTCTTACAATATCTGCATCTTATGTTGCAATTAAAGGCATACCTAGATTTGATGCACAACCTTTTCTATTGGCTTATGAAACTTCATCTGGTCAGATATACTTCTCAACAGCATCTCTTGTTGGTGGTGGTAGTACTACAACAACATTATCACGAATAACAACAGGTTCAGTTACGGCTAGTACAAATGTAGGTACAGGAAATGTATTTACTGTTACAAGTGCTAGTATAGCAGAATTTGCTGTAGCAGGAACTGGCGTTACAATAGGTAACGTTATAACAGATCAACATACCGTAACAGGATCTCTATCAATATCAGGCTCCACTACAATAACAGGTTCATTAAGAGTAAGAGACGGCATAACAGGATCATTGTTTGGTACTGCTAGTTGGGCTACTAATGCTTTAACTGCATCTTATGTCTTAGCAAGTAATATTGCAGGAGACATATCAAGAATAGCAATAGGATCGGTAACTGCAAGCGTAGGAAATAGCTCAGGAAATATATTTAATATTATTAGTGGTAGTAGTACGTTTGTGAATATTACTAATAATGGCGATGTTGGCATAGGAGCCCCAGCAACTTCTACCACTAAATTACAAATATCATCTAGTACTAATCTTTCATTGGGTATAGTAAGATCTACGACAAATGCAGGTTATTTATCTTTAGATAATGCTACGTTTGCTATAGCTGTTAATCGTAATCCTGTAGGTTCTTTTATAGATACGTCAAAAGCATCATCTCAAATTAATTTATTTACAGGAGTATCTGATTCGAATATCAAATTTTATACGACTACTGCAAATAATACATTACCTAGTGAAAGAATGATTATTACTAAAGACGGTAATGTCGGTATTAATAGAACGGCTCCGATATATACACTAGATGTAAGTGGTAGTATTAATTTTATTGGAGATACTATCGTAACAGGATCGTTTACGGTAATAACAGGTAGCTCCGTAGAATTTCAAGTTATAAATACTGGAGTTAGGATAGGTAATATAATTACCGATACTCATACTGTAACAGGTAGCTTCAATATATCAGGCTCAACAACTATAAGAGGAAATACAAGAATAAGCGGCAGTGTATTCATCAGCGGTTCATTAATACCAAACGTTAATGGAACTCAAACTTCAAGCTTTAATCTAGGATCTCCAACAGCAGCATGGAAAGCGCTTTATGTAGCAACAAGAAGTATTCACTTTGTTGATGTTGATGGAATTGAAGTAGCAAATATATCTGTAGAACCAAATGGTGGTGGTGGGAGTTTTATTAATATAGGCGATATTAGAACCTATGACGAAAATGAGTTAGCTTTTAGAGGTATTGAAGTTGATAGACAACAAGGATTTGTTTTTTTAGGAGATTATAATAAAACTTTACCATTTCCAATATCACTTAATTTAATACCGGATGCTAATCAAAAAATTTATACTGAAGGTTCTTCATCAGGTGAAAGTGGATTTAAAGTAGATTTTGTAAATGATCCATTCCCTAGAGTATGGTTAGGAGATTTTAATGGAACTGGAAAAAGTACATCTTTAATAATAAATGACTTTTTCCAAACAATAACTACTAGCGGTAGTTTTATAATGTCTGGTTCGTTAAATGTAACTCAAGGTATAACAGGATCATTACAAGGAACATCATCCTTTGCTTTAACAGCATCTCATGTTTTAAATGGTGGAACATCAACAATTCCAACACAAATAGTAACTGGTTCAGTTACAGCTAGTGTAACACTAACACAATTTAGCGTTACAAGTGGTAGTATTACTGAATTTAGTGTAGCAGGAACAGGAGTTACAATAGGTAATACGGCATCAGATATACATAAAGTAACTGGTTCATTTAATATAAGTGGTTCAACAACAGTAAATGGTCAATTATTTCTTTCTAGATATACTAGTGCAACCGCTTTTACAAGCTCAACAACAACAGCTAGTTTAGCCGTTGATACAGATGGTAATGTAGTAACCTCTCCATTTTATGATAGTGGAGAAAAAACATATACTGGAACAGTAACATGGACAGGAACGACTGCCCCATCAGGAGCAACTACTCACTCCTATCATTGGAGTCGAGTTGGAAATCTAGTAACAGTAAGGTTAAATTTAGCATACGCAGTAGCAGGAAACTCTTTAACATTAGCGTCTGCTACATTACCTACGGATTGTCCAATTCCTATTTCTCCTAGTGGCGTAACAGCGGCTAGTGAAGCAATATCTTATGGAACAGGTATTTTAGTAACTGTAAAAACAGTTCCAGCTTTTACTACTGTAGGCGCTGGTATGTCTGCATTAAGAAGAAATTCTGGAAATAATGGATACGATATAGCTATTATAAGAGCGTCAGCAAATTACCAATATGGTTACGCAACAATACAATATTATGCATAATGAGACACATAGTACAATCTAATACAATAGGAACAGATTTATACACGATAGTTGTAACAGATGATTGGAACGATACATTAGAAAATCATCCATCTATAGTAGAACATCCTGAATGGTTTGAAATAGTAGATACACCAATCCCAGAACAACACCAATTTTTAATTTATCAATCGTCTTAAGATAAGAATGCTTCTTACTTAAAACTATAATTTTATAAATTGCGAAATAATTCATATATTTCAATATGTTAGTAGCAACGCAAATATCTTGGGACAAAGCCAATTACTTGTGGAGCGATTTTCAATTCGGAAGTCTCTATGCTCAATACCTCTTAGAAACATATGGTATAACTGTAGAAGCTTCAGGCAGAGAAATCTGGAATCACGTGCTTTCTATAGAAGTAATAGTTTCCCCAGTAATTTTTGGAGGAGCAGGAGATAGCACATTGGGAATTGGCGGCAGAAAGAAAAAAGTAAAAAACAAGATAAAGCTGATATTTATAATGGGTGAAGTTCGCAAAGACGAAATTAAAGAAGTCAACGATACTGTCTCCGCAAAATTGGTTTCCGATATACAAAACAAAATAGAGGAACAATTGCAAACTAAAATATCACTTAGCGATGTACAAATTATTAAAGGATAAAAACAACGAGTTTCAGTGCGAAATAAGATTAGAAGGCACAACATCGAAAAACGCAAAAGCTAGATTGTTTTTGGAAGCAGACGGTTGCGAATATGTATTCTCAGGACGCATCCAGAACGAAAGGTGCGTCATTCCAATGGGCAGATTAAAGAAATACGCAAACCTATTAGAAAGCGGAAATATCAGACTGGAGATCATCGCAGAAGACACGGTATTCACCCCATACGAGAATACTTACGAATTGGACGAAGAAAGAAAAGTGACTGTAGAAGTAATTCAGCCTGATTATTCTATAAAGAAGCCAATAGTCGAGGTAAAAGTCGAACAACCAAAAGTTGCTAAAAAACAAAAATCCAAATTGGATCCAGTAAAAGAAATAAAATCTTATTTGCAAGAAATATCTGGATTCGATGGAACTATTAAAAGTTTTAAATCCGCTATAAAAAACGAATCGAATAAAAAATTTATAAACGTAGTTTGCGAAACTTTTAAATTAGACAAATCAGAGGTTATCAAGCAGCTCATAAAATAAGTTATGAATAATTATGTCAATACCTTCATTATCAGGATCTTATATTGATCAAACGTACCAAAGGCTTGTACAAACTAACGATACAGGTACAGAGTTTGCAGACGGTTTAGGTCGAGTTATTGCTTTCGGAGGAGCCACCATCCCAGGAGGTCCAATAAATTCTTTACAATTCAACAAAGACAACACGAACTTTAGTGGTTCTGCTAATTTGACTTTTAGCGGATCAAATACCCTAACGTTAACTGGTTCACTTAATATAAGCGGATCAACTCTACAAATAGGTAATAATACACTAATTGGAAATACAACTCTATCAGGCAGTATCATAATGTCTGGATCAACTACAACTCCTACAACACCAACAATTAAGATATATGGTGATATGGAAACGGATGGTGTGATTAAATTCATGCCAGTATCTAAAAACATAGATACATCAATATCTGCATCGTATATATTTGTATCTGGTTCAACAAACGATTTATACTTCAGCCAAAACGGTAACGGATATAATAATGTAACTCGTCTACGTTGGTTAGAAAGTAATTTATATACGGGTTTATTGCATGGCGGTATCATATCGCAAGTAAATTCAAACACATATAGAATAGGAAGCGGTAGTGGTATTATTGTTGATTTGAATGTAACAGTACCAGATGATCCGTATCCTACAGTACAATTTTTAGAATGGGGAAATTTAACTAATACTATTGATGCTTTAAGTGGATCATTTGACCAACAATTTGTTGCCGTAAATTCATCAAATCAAATATACGCTCAAGGAATACCATATAATAATGGCGATTATAATACATTAATACCAATCGGTATTGTACTCCATCAGAATAGATCCACAATAAATGGTGTTCAGACTTTTCCAGGCGTAGCATATGGATGGAAACAAAGATCTTTTGATTTCATTAAAGCATTTGGAGCATTAAAAATATCAGGATATACATTATCTCAAAGCGGATCTTCTGCTAGAGGCTTATTATTAAGTGGTGGTACATCTTGGGTAGACGGCAGAAATTATACAATAAACCCAACCCAACCCAGCTATATTGAAGAAGCAGTAGGTACACCAACCTCTAAAATATTTAGATACTATCAATCAGGATCTGATTTCGTTTACAATACAAACGGTGGAGCTGGATTCACAGACATAGACCCAACACAGTATTCAAATGCAGGTACATTAGCAACAGTAGATGCAAATAAATGGACAATACAGAGAGTATTCTATTTTCCAAATAGTGCTACAAAAGCATTATTTGTTTATTATGGAAATGCTCAATATGCAAATGAAGCTGATGCTCTTGCAGCTGTGACTACTGAAACATTTACTGAAGCACCTAACACAGCAGCTAGTGCTATTTATATCGGTTTTATGTTATTAAGACATAATGCTGATTTTAATACAGCGGCCTCCTATGAATTTTATGCTGCAGGATTGTTTAGAGGTTCTGGTGCTGGTGGCGGAGGCGGTGTAGGTGGAGGTGCAACATCATTAGCAGGATTAACTGACGTACAATTAACATCACCTACTAATGGACAACCATTAGTATATGATACATTATCTACTAAATGGATTAATAGTAGTGCACTAACAGCATCACTATTTGGTACTGCTAGTTGGGCTACTAATTTTGTATCTGCTTCCAATTATGTTTTAAATATCGCTACTAGTTCATTTGCAACTACAGGCACAAATACGTTTATAGGAAGTCAAACAATAACAGGTAGTATAATATTACCTACATTAGTAGAAGTAACTGATGTTAATGTAAGCTTTGCTATGCCATCTAATCCTAGTGGAATATATAAAGTTACTGCTCAAGAAGATCCCGGAACTATAGATATGGGATCAATCATTTTCCCACCAGTAGTAGAAGGCACAAGTTTTACTATAATAGTTACTGGTAATACTAATGATGTTATTGTTTCTTCTCCATATCCTATTAATGCAAGAAGTCAAGATGTTACCCTTCTTGGTAATCAAAAAATATATAATTTTTATGGTATAAGCGGATATTGGTACGCAGGAAGTTTAAGTTTACCATAAATTATATTAAAATTCTATATTTATATTAGACAATGAGTAGTTTAATAAGATTAAAATATTCCAAATTTCTATATATTTATAAATAAACAAAATATGACACTAACACTAATTCTATTGCTAGCTATAATTGCAACAACAATTCTAGTAGTAAACAAAAAATCAAAATCTCAAAAAGAACAAGTTTTAAAAATCGAAGACGTAGTTCTACCTGAAGTAGATTTGTCTTCTATTCAAGAGGAAAAACCTGTAGTTGTAATAGAACAACCACAAGAGGTAACTCAACTAGCAGAGCAACAAAAAAAGAAAAGAAAGTATTACAAGAAAAAGCACCCTAAAAAAATGGACGCTAATAAAAAATAAAAAAATCACTCCTCAAAACAGAGGAGTTTTTAATTACGCAAAATACAATATATTTATTTAAAAAACCAAGTTTTAAAATCAACGTTATGGGAAAAATTACAGATGAAGAATTAGGACAAATAGAATTGATAAAGCAACAGAGTTTGGAAGTTGCGTCAATTCTTGGAGAACTAACTTATCAAAAACTCAGTTTGGAAAACCAAATAGAAGAACAGAGACACAAAATAGTAGAAATAAAAAAATCAGAATCCGAACTATTTTTACAACTGAGAGAAAAATACGGAAATATCACCATAAATATCGAAACTGGGGAATTCAATCAGTAATTTGACCAAAGCGGCGATATTTATTATCAGATCCAAAACTATAAATTAATATAAAAACATGGCTGAAACATTAATATCACCAGGAGTTTTCCTAACGGAAAACGATATGAGTCAAATAACTCAAGGTCCAATAGCAGCAGGAGCTGCGTTGTTAGGTCCCACAGTTACAGGTCCAGTAAACATACCAACTCAAGTTACTTCGTATTCTGAATATAAAGCGATATTCGGAGCCGCATTCGTCTCTGGAGGCACTTCTCAAGAGTATTTAACGAGCATGGCGGCTTTGAATTACTTTGAACAAGGCGGAGATTCTCTTCTTGTAACCAGAGTAGTTTCTGGAACTTATACAGCTGCAACGGCTTCTATTGGAAACTTTGCAGGCACTACGTCTTTTCAACTAGAGGCTTTATCATTTGGTGTAATAATGAATAACGCAACAGCTTCAGCGCCCTCTGGATTATTACAATCTGGATCAACGTCTAACATTCGTTGGGAAGTAGTAAGTTCAAACTCAGGATCAGGTATATTCAGCTTAATCATAAGAAGAGGAGACGATTATAACAATAGTAAAACTATTTTAGAAACGTGGAATGGACTTTCTTTAGATCCAAATCAACCAAACTATGTATCATATATCATAGGAGACCAAACTCAAACAGTACAAACTGACGAATTTGGCAATAGTTATTTACAATATAGCGGATCATACACAAATAAATCAAAATACGTTAGAGTAAGAGCAGTTAACACTCCAATGCCTAATTATTTTAATACAGCAGGAGTTGTAAATAGCGCTTATACGGCTTCTATGCCAAGAGTAGGTAGCGGATCTTTAAATGGAGGTTTCGCAACGGCTACAGGAAATATTTGGGGTTGTTTTAATCAAGCTGCTTTAAATTTATATGAAGCAGTACCTAATACCACATCAACAGTTAGTACAACCACAACAAATATTCAAGGCGTATTCCCTGATTCTTACACTGTTCCACTTAGTTTGTTATCGAATCAAGACGCTTACGATTTTAACGTGATATATGCACCAGGTTTAACCATGGTTAATGCAGCTTCGACTGTAAATAGCATAATTACTTTAGCTCAAGATAGAGGCGATTGTATCGCAGTGGTTGATACAGTTGGATACGGTCAAAGCATGACACAAGCGACTACTCAAGCGCAATCGTACGATAATTCGTATGCTGCAACATATTGGCCGTGGGTGCAACTTAGAAGTCGAGAAACGGGAAAACTTAATTTTGTTCCTCCTTCTACATTGATCCCAGCTATTTACGAATATAACGATAAAGTATCTGCAGAATGGTTCGCACCAGCGGGTCTCAACAGAGGAGGTCTTTCGACCGTATTGCAACCAGAAAGAAGGTTGAGCGTTAATGATAGAAACTTCTTGTACGCAGGAAAAGTAAATCCAATCGCTACATTCCCTGGAGTTGGAACGGTTGTATACGGTCAAAAAACTTTGCAATCAAAAGCATCAGCTCTTGATAGAGTGAACGTTAGAAGATTGTTGATTTCTCTTAAGAGGTATATAAAACAAATATCAAATAACCTTGTATTCGAACCAAATACAACTGTAACTAGAAATAAATTCTTGAATCAAGTTAATCCATATTTGGAATTTGTACAACAAAAGCAAGGTCTTTACGCATTCCAAGTTGTAATGGACGAAACAAATAATACTCCTGACGTAATAGACAGAAATCAATTGGTAGGAGCTATATATTTACAGCCTACAAGGACTGCAGAATTCATTCAACTAGACTTTAACATTTTGCCAACTGGAGCATCATTTGGACAATAAATAAAATAAATTATTTAAATGGCTGAAACATTAATATCACCAGGAGTTTTCCTAACGGAAAACGATATGAGCCAAATAACTCAAGGTCCAATAGCGGCAGGAGCCGCTCTTATAGGACCGACAGTATTTGGTCCGGTGAATATACCCACAGTAGTAACCTCTTATTCAGAATATAAAGCTCTATTTGGAACTGCGTTCATATCAGGTGGCACTAACTATGAGTATCTAACTAGTATAGCAGCTTTAAATTATTTCGAACAAGGAGGAACATCTTTACTTATAACAAGAGTTGTATCAGGATCTTATACTCCAGCAATTGCTGAAATTCCATGCGGTATTGCTGGAAAATATGCAAATGCTTCTGCAACTCCTACATTCGATGATGGTGCGTTTTTTCAATTAACTGGCTCAAGCCTGGGTAGATTTTATGTGACTTCTAGTCGAACGCAAATAGACTCAGCTCCGAACTACTACGTTGTAACTGGAAGTACAGCTACTTTAACTGTACAAAATATAGCAAGCAAAATAAATTCGCTATCGTCTATTTTTAATATAATAGCTACAGGCAGTTCTACTAATCTATTTTTAACATCGAGTTTAATAGGAACAATAGGAAATAGCTTTAGATTTGTAACTGCGTCTAGCGCGACTAATTTAGTTGGTGGTATAAATCCCAGCGCTAGTTTTGTGTTAGAAACTGTATCTGTAGGACAAGGTATGGATAATTGGGCAGGAACAGGTAGTATATCTAATCAGATATTGCCTAGCGGATCTAATATGAACATTCGTTGGGAAGTAGTAAGTTCAAACTCTGGATCTGGTGTATTTAGTTTGATTATAAGAAGAGGAGACGACTACAGTAATAGCAAAACTATTTTAGAAACATGGAATGGTCTTTCTTTGGATCCAAACCAGCCTAACTATATAGCGGCTGTGATAGGAGATCAAACTCGAACAGTGCAGACTGACGAGTTCGGTAATAGCTATTTGCAGTTGAGTGGAAATTATAGAAACGTTTCTAGATACGTTAGAGTGAAAAGCGTAAATTATCCAACTCCTAACTATTTTGATGGTTCAGGAACTGTACAATCAAATTATACGGCTTCTATGCCTTTGGTCGGATTGGGTTTAGCAAATGGAGCATTTTCAGGATCTCTTGGACCTATATATGGATGCTATGAAAAAGCAGCATTAAATATGTTTGAAGCAATACCAACAGTTACATCTGTTGGAACTAACGCATCAACTAATATACAAGGCATATCAGAAACAGATTATTCTACAGCTATAAGCTTGTTATCGAATCAAGACGCTTACGATTTTAACGTCTTATTTGCGCCTGGATTAAATTCACAGAACGCAACTTCTACTATATCGAGCTTGATAAGTTTATCTCAAACAAGAGGAGATAATATTTCTATAGTAGATATGACTTCATACGGTCAAAGCATGACACAGGCCACTATTCAAGCTCAATCATACGATAATTCCTATGCAGCAGTATACTGGCCGTGGGTACAAATCAGAAGCAGAGAAACAGGCAAATTAAATTTCGTTCCAGCTTCTACTCTTATACCTGCAATTTATGAATATAATGATAAAGTTTCTGCTGAGTGGTTTGCTCCTGCTGGATCAAATAGAGGAAAAATATCTATAGCAATCAAACCAGAGAGATCGTTAACTTTGAATGATAGAAATTTCTTGTACTCAGGAAAAGTAAATCCTATAGCAATATTTCCAACAGACGGAGTGGTAGTATATGGTCAAAAAACCCTACAAGCAAAAGCTTCTGCTCTAGATAGAGTAAATGTAAGAAGATTGTTAATCTCTTTGAAGAGAGCAATAAAGCAAATATCAGAAAATTTGGTATTCGAACCAAATACAACTGTAACTAGAAATAAATTCTTGAACCAGGTTAATCCCTATTTAGAATACGTTCAACAAAAACAGGGGTTGTATTCTTTTCAAGTTGTAATGGACGAAACAAATAATACTCCTGATGTAATCGATAGGAATCAATTAGTGGGAGCTATATATTTACAACCTACGAAAGTGGCAGAATTTGTACAACTAGATTTTAATATCTTGCCTACAGGCGCAACATTTGGACAATAAATAAAAATAAAATAAAAAACAATGAACGATAACACAAGAATCAGAATCGCAGTACCAGCTCACCTTTACGAGAGCGTTAAGAAACAATTAACTCTAAAAGAAGCCAAGCAAAACTTCGGTGCAGGGTATACTCCTGTAAAAGAAAAGAAAATGCCAAGCGAATCTAAACCTAAAGTTGAAGGTATGAAATCTTCTAAAGCTCAAAAAATGGAAGGAGAAAAAACAGAAAAAACCATTGAAGAGAGATTAGGTCTTTTGGAGAAATTGGTTAAAGCAATGTCAAAAGGCAAATCAAAAAAGCAAGAGGGAATGGAAGACGAAATTGGCTACGAAGCAGGAGAACAACACCCAGACGATAAACCAGGAATACCAAAATCTTTGGCAGGCGAAAAAGATTAGTCTGAGAAAAAATAAAAACGTAATATTTATTATTACATAACAAAATTAATAAAACAATATAAATTATAAATAACATGCCAGTATTGGATCCAAATGAAATCATGTTTACAGCTTTTGAACCTACTGTTAATAACAGGTTCATCATGTATATCGACGGCATTCCGTCCTACTTGATTAAAAAAGCTGATGCTCCCGGTATTACTTTAAACGAGATCAAGATAGATCACATGAATGTATACCGTAAGTTGAAAGGAAAAGCGGAGTGGAAGGACTTGAGTCTTTCTCTTTACAACCCGATTTCTCCTTCCGGTCAACAAGCCGTTATGGAATGGGTGCGTTTGCATCACGAGTCAGTAACTGGAAGAAACGGTTACTCAGACTTCTACAAGAAAGATTTGAACTTGTCGATCATCGGTCCTGTTGGAGATGTTGTATCTGAGTGGATCATCAAAGGAGCATTCATTAAAGAAGCGTCTTTCGGATCTTACGATTGGTCTAACTCAGATCCTACTGAATTGGCAATCTCAATCGGAATGGATTATTGTATTTTGAACTACTGATGCTTAATTATTAGAATATTTGCATACTTAATTACTAACGAACTAAAAAGAAAGCCTTCCACTTGGAAGGTTTTTTTATGCGGGAAACTTTAATAGTTTATATTTATAAATAAACAAATAATTTATGACACATCAAGGTTTTACACTTCCCACAGAAACGGTAAAATTACCATCAAAGGGACTAGTTTACGCAAAAGAAAATCCCCTATCCTCAGGAGAAATAGAAATGAAATACATGACAGCCAAAGAAGAGGATATTTTAACAAATCAAAACTATATATCGCAAGGCATAGTTTTTGATAAACTGTTTCAATCAATGATCGTTAGCAAAATTAACTACGACGATTTGATCGCAGGAGACAAGAACGCTATTCTCATGGCAGCAAGAATTTTAGGTTATGGAAAAGATTATCCCATTACGTATCCTAATCCTGAAAATGGCAAGAACGAGGAGTTCGTGGTTGATTTAACAAGATTCGATCACAAAGAAGTAGATTTTTCTATATTCAATAACAAGAATGAATTCGAATATACTTTGCCAAAATCAGGAAACACTGTTACTTTTAAATTATTAGATGGATCTGACGATAGAACGATAGAGAGAGAAATAAAATCTCTAAAAAAAGCAAATATATCTAACGAAATGACTCTTAGATTAAAACAGCAAATTCTATCTATAAATGGAAATCCTGATAAAAAAATTATTAGAGAATTCGTAGACACAGGGCTTCTAGCGGCAGATGCTTTAGCTCTTAGAAAATATATCAAAGAAATATCTCCGGACATCAATATGACGTTTACGTTCGTCGGATCTACAGGATACACAGAGGAGGGTGTATCTTTGCCAGTTGGACTTTCCTTTTTTTACCCTCAACTCTGAGTATAGAAAAAACGTATTTGAGTCGATTCACGATATCGTATTTCATGGAAAAGGAGGATACGATTGGCAGACTGCGTACAATATGCCCATTTGGCTTAGACGATTTACTCACAAATCTATATCGGACTTTTATGCAAAAGAAAAAGAAGAGTACGAAAAACATTCTGGAAAAAAGAAAATCGATCCAAATAATCCAATAAAAGAAAATTTACCAAATGTAAATGTTCCAGATTTTGTTTCTAAATTAAAATCCTCAAAAAAATAGTTTTGCAAAATATTTATATGAAACGAACTATTAATATAAATGGCAGAAAATAGTAATAATCCTCAGCAGTCAGCAGCAAATGCGGCTAAATTTACGAAACAGCAATTTGAAGAGTTAAGGGTCTTATCTAAAAAACTTGGAGATGAGTTAACAGAGAGTTTTGAGCAATATACAAAAAGAATGCCGACTGAACAAGCATTAAAAGATTTACGATCAATGCGTAAAGAAGTTAATGATATGCAAAGCGATTTTGGCGGAGCGGTTAGAATTTTTAAAGACGCTGTAAAAGAATTCAAAAAGGGAGATCAATATCTACATGATTCTGTTAGTGCCATGAAAAAATTGTCAGACGTTGCAGAAGAATTAAGAAATGACCAATCGGGAATAACACAACTGCATCAAAAAGATTTATCTAAAATAATAGAAAAAATTCAAAAGCAGCAACTTCAGTTAACATTGGCTAATAAATTTGGAAAATTATCAGAAGCTCAAAAAAAAGAAAATGAGAATACTCTAAGATATACTGATTTAATATTAAAAGGTGCGCAACGAAGATTAGCAGAAGAAAAAGATATAGAAAAAAGAATGGGTATAGCTGGAGTCGCAATGAAAGGATTATCTACGGCTTTAGATAAATTCGGAATGGGCGGCTTACTTCAAATGGATCAGATCTCTGAAAAAATGGACGAAGTCGCAAGGGATGGAGGCAGCAAGTGGAAAGTATTGGGAGCCGGGTTAAAAGAATCTTTTAAGTCCGTAGGAGAAGCGTTAAAAGATCCAACAGTGCTTATAACAGGCATATTCGGTATGCTAAAGGGCATAGTAGATCTAGCATTAAAATATAGAGATCTTCAATTTGAAACAGGCAAAGCTTTGGGAATGGGAGTGACCGAAGCAGGAAAACTTAGATCAGAATTTAGGCAGATTGCACAAGCAAATAATGATCTGGGTTTGACAGCAGGTCAGTTAGTTGAAACATACGGTCAATTAAACGATCAGTTGGGTTTTATGGGTCCTACGAATGCAGAATTTCTAACAACTACTGCTGGTATACAAAGAAGAATAGGCGCTTCAGCAGAGCAGATGGAAAGACTTCAAGCTTTTGCTATGGGCGCTCATAAATCTCTACAAGCAACCTACGCCTCGGTTGTAAATTCAGCTAAAGCAATGGGAGCAAGATTGAAATTGAACATGTCAGAAAAGCAAATTCTTGATGGCATTAGCAAAGTTTCCGCTGGGGTTCTTTTAAACATGAAGGGAAATATTCCTGCACTTGCAGCCGCTGTTGTTCAAGCCAAAAAACTTGGCACAACTCTAGACGAAATAAATTCTCAAGGAGAACAAATGCTAGATTTTGAAAGTAGCATGCAGAAACAGATGGAGTTTCAATTGTTGACTGGTAAAGAAATCGATCTATCGAAAGCTAGGGAACTAGCGTTAAACAACGATACGGTTGGGTTAATGCAAGAATTGAATAGATTGGGTTTGAGTCAAACTGAATACGAAAAAATGAACTTCGAGCAAAGAAGATCGTATGCTGAATTACTTGGATTATCTAAAGATAAGGTAGAAGAAATATATCATCAACAAAGTTTAACGAACGAATTAGGAAAGGAAGCGGGAGAACAATTAAAAGCAGAGTATGATGCTAAAGGAAATTTAATAGGTCAACAATCAGCAGCCGATGCTTTAAAAGCCTCTGCTCAAGAAAAGATGACAGCCGCTATAGAAAACATGAAAGAAAAATTAGGAGAAATGCTACAACCTGTAGCTAAATTAGCAGAACAGTTTTTAGGATGGATAACTAATATAGACAATTTAAAGATGGTATTAGCTGGAGTTCTTACGATAATGGGAGCAATTGGTGTAAGAGCGATGTTTGTAGGAGCGCAAAAAAAGCAACAATTAGCTACAGAATTACAATTGAGAGCGCTTAATACACAGATGATAGCGCAGGCAGCAGTAATACAAGCAAAAGCGACAGGGCAAGTAGTTAGTCAAGAAATGGCCGCCACTGCAGCAGGAAAAACAGCAGTTATGAATGCGGCGAACGCGGGAGCTTCCGCTACCGCAGGAGCCGGTTATCTAGGTCCAGGAGCTTTAGCCGTGGGATTGGCAGTCGTAGGCGGTTTAATGATGATGATAAGTAGTATGGGAGGACCAAGTAAAAAACCTTCTGCGCAATCAATATCAGCGAGTCTTCCATCTGAAATGTCAAAACCAGTAAATGCAGCAGCTGCAAGCGCTGAAAGCGCAAAACAACTTGGTGGCGCAGATGCGAATAAATCAAACTGCTCAAACGTTAAAATAAATCTATATCAAGATCCAGTTACAGGCACTACGATAAAATCTACAATTAACGCTGACGGAAGAGCGAGTTACGACGTAACAAAAAATATAAACCCAGCTCAAAATAAATAAGCCATGGCGTTAATAGAATTACTAAATAATAAACCAGATTTTTTCTACTATTATGGAGGATCTGGTAATTTTACTCAAAAAAAATTAGAGTATAGTAAAGATAGACCGGGCGGAGGTAGTTCTGGTCTTCCTTACATAAAATTTGGTATAGATCCAGATAACGCATCTGATGATCTAAAAAAATATTTTAAATCTAATGCGTACGGATTGGATTTTCCAATACGCGGAGGATCAATAGAATTCAATACAGAGGCTAATACAACTACCCCATCAAATACTATAGATAAGCAAAGAATACAAGCTTTCATGAAAGACAATCCTCGTGGAGAAATCTTTTTATTAAAGCAAGTAGGTCTTCAATTATCCAATCCTAAAATACAGACAGGAACAGAACTTTTTTCTATTAATACGAATCAAGTATTTCCATTGCTAGAGAACACTAGAGTTTACAATAGAGGCAAAAATACACTAGCTCAAGTAGGAGTACAAGGCACCGGGATCAGAGCGACGAGAGTGGGAATAATTCCTTTTAATCCTATTCAGAATTTTTATGAGAATACTGTATCTAAGGAAATGCTTATGAGTAACGAAGAAGCTGTATCAAATAATAGATTGCTGATATTGAATAGTTTAAAAATGGTTCAAGAGTCAAGCAGAGAATCTGTTAGAGTTTCTTTTGCGAAAGAAGCAAAACAAATAAGTCAACTTGGTATAGCTTACAATAGAAATATACTGTTCGAATATCTAGGAGGGCCAGGATCAGTATACGGAATAGGCAGAACAACTGTGAGAAGATCAAAAAGTTCAGATACTACAAAGGCCATAGAAAGTCCTGTTCCGATGACTACATTAGCTATGAGTTATGAAAAAATTAGAAATCAAAATTCAGCTAGACCTCAAGGAGATCTAAGAATCAGCGACTATCAAGATTTTAGATCTAATATAGATGACTATTCTGGAAAAAGATTGCGAAATTGGGATAATAAATCTGATTCGTCCGAAAGAATAGATATAAGATTTTTTGATAGCACAGGAAAAGTAGATAAACTAAACAGTTTCATGCCGTATTTTCAAAGAGACAATTCTTCAACTCCTTGGCAAGACGGTACAGCTCCTGATGATCTAATAAAATTTGGTTTTGAGTGCATAAGCAATGATAAAAAAAATGAATCAACTTTTATTCTTTTTAGAGCGTTTCTGGGTTCGATAAGCGATAACAATCAAGCGAGTTTGAATGCCTTTAAATACATGGGCAGAGGAGAGAGTTTTTACACATACGGAGGATTTGATAGATCTATATCATTCGGTTTCAAAGTAGTTGCGATGTCTCGAGAAGAATTAATACCTAATTACGAAAAGTTAAATTATCTAATTTCTCAAACATATCCAGATTATCATCCTGTAACAGGAATAATGAGAGCTCCTCTAATAAAGCTCACAATAGGAGATCACTTGTCAAGCGTACCCGGATTTTTGGAGTCTGTAAATATGACTATTGATCAAAATTCACCTTGGGAAATTGAAGACGGAGTTCAGTTGGCGCATTACATAGACGTTACGGTTTCGTTTA